CTAAAATTGTTTACCATTCTCCCAGTCAAAAATATCCTGCTTAAGAAATCGTAGTTCCTTTGATTTATAGCGTGGCTTCGGGAAACCTTCGCGTTTTTGTTTTCCGTTGCCAGCCCAAACCCTGATGGTATGGGGTTTCACTTCATACCGTTCAGCTAGGTCGCTTGTTTTAAACCAAGGTGATTCTTTCTTTATAGTTTCGTTCATAGTTTTCTCTCCACACATCGCCGTATACGATTAGAAGTTCTTTAATAAATGCTGGTGGATTGCGACCACGTAATTCACCTGGTGCAATGCATCATCCAGTGCATTGTGTGCTTCACCAACAAACGGAAAATCTTTTTTCGGGTCGATACCGGCATTGCGACCAAGTTCGACAATGGTGCGCACATCCCGGTTATTCCAGTGCTTCCAAAATGGAGGTATCCCGCAATTTTCATAAGCTGATCGCAGAATAACGTTATCGAAGCTACTTCCGTTACCCCATACCTGCACGCATTCTTCACAGAACTCAGAAGTGAACGAATTAAGCCTGACCAGTGCATCGGGCAGATCAATAGCTTTTTCGCTGTTAATAATTTCATTTTTGGCATTATCACTCTGACCCAGCCACCAAAGGACCGTGTCGGCGTCGATACTGCAGCCATGTTTTTCACTACTGCGCAGGTCGATAATTTCACAAAAAAGTGCATCATCAGTTACACCAGAAGCCATATCGAACGGCACAGCAGCTATAGCTGCGATAGCGCCATCCGGCTTTTTAGCCATAACTTCAAGGTCAATCATCAGGTGTTTGAATTTGTTCACTATCCTATCCTTTTTAAAATCCTACAAATAAGTATTGTTGCCTATTTTGGAAATTAATTATTACACTAATTTTCTTTGTGTTTCATGGTGTGTAAATTGTTTCATTCTTTATTTGAGTATTAATTCTGACCAATGTATTAAGAAAAAAACACTTAATATAGGTAATGTTGATTATGCGTAATCCTTTAGTTAATTTCATGAACATATTGCGTGTTGTAAGCTCATTATCAATCTTAGCAGCGATTCTATCGCTGGTCGGTTTAGCTTCATTGTTGGTAGTTTGACCTATTTTCTTTACGTAATTATCTCGAATCGCGCCATAAACTGGTGATATGCCTGCGGTGGTGTCAGTGGCTGGATAATGATGTCATCATGTGGTGGTACTGAATCCAGCATCGGCCAGTGGCTGCAGGGGTCTATTTCAAAGTCCCGCTTTTCGGTCGCCAGCATGACAAGATCGGCATAGTGAACATCAACGGTCATTATCGGCGGCAGGCCGAACTTCTCACGGATAACCGCTTCAATGCGTTTTTCCACGGCCTTGTAGTCCGGCAGCATGGCTTCCAGCGGCGAAGCTATATCACCCATGTATGCTTCGGTGGCATCATGCAGCAGGGCTTCCAGTGCATATTCCGGTGGTACAATCTGGCTGACGTACACAGAATGTTGGGCCACAGAATAAAAGTTTTCCAACTGACCAGCGAACCGACACATATTTGACATGCCGCGAGCGATATCTTCGATACAAATCTGATCCGGAGTGATATTGACGAAATCAATATGTTTTCCGGTACTGGTTGCTATATATGGCATTTATCTCTCCACACAATTTAGATAATAAAAAGCCGTTACTTTTTATAAGTAATTAATTCCCTGGTGTTGGGATATAAAAATGCCGCCGGTTAAAGCGGCATAAAATAATTATGCTTTGAATTTACCGATATAGGTCTGGATTTCAGTTTCTTCGAATTTATCAGCCAGCAGATCACGGAATTCCTGGGCGATTTTTTCTTCCAGTTTTTCCAGCTGAACAATACGCAGTACCAGCACAGGTACATCACCACCGGTCAGAACGCTGTAACGCAGTTTGATCGCACGTTCAGACAGTTCATCGTATGGTGTGCAGGTAAACTGGAATACTGCAGGCATAACATCACGGCTTTTTGCTTCCACGCTTTCCATTACTGAGCGCTTAGCGCCGAAATCACTGTCTTCATGATCTGCGGAACGGCTTGCCTCGATGGTGATTTTGCGCACAGCATTAATTGCCTGCTTAATATCGATAACATTACCTTCTGCATCAAACGCCATCAGGTTATCGCGCCAGTCTTCCAGCCATTCTGCCAGTTCTTTCTGACCGGACTTGCGACCGTTCACGTTCAGCAGAGAAGCGAACGGCGCGGTCTTTTTCAGTGATACCATGGCTGTGTTATCAGCATGCCCCGGTTCGCCGATAGTACCGATATTGAAGATGGTTTTTGCAGCCATTTCATCAGCATCAATAAAACAGCTGACACCTTCCTCAATACCGTGTTGCATGGAGTATTTCACAAAATCAGAGATACTGGTTGTGTCCATTGCACCACGGAAGCGGTAGCGACCTTCCTGTAAGTGTTCCAGGCTTTTAACATTAAAATCACCCGGTAAAACCACAGCAGGGCAGAGGGACTTTTCTACAGTACCCAGACTTAATGCAGCAACAGTCATATTCCGAATCTGAGAAATAGCGGCTCCGTCTAAATTAGACATACAAAGGCTCCTGTTTAATTAAAAACATTAAAAGTAAATGGAATGATTTATTTAAAAAGTGGAAATTAATTAATGGCTTTTAATTTCCCGTCGATACTGCCGTCAATACCAAATAACTGTCCCTGATCTTCCGGCAGAATAGTGAGTTTCCCGCCTTTACCGACCCACATCGGTGTTTCGGTTGTATCCTCTTCCGATTTTTTACCGCGCTTGGTCGGGGTAACCATTTTCAGTTTGTGAGATATCTTCACGCGGTCTTCATCTGACTGAGTGAATTTAAAAATAACATGCACTTCACCGGTACCGCCGTTCTTATTGGTACCGAAAGCGACTTCATTCAGTGCAGCAGAAAGTTTGTTTTCAAACACACCGGCATCTAACTCGGAGAAAAAGTCCGGTATACTGGTCATGCGGTTATTCTCGCTCATTGCGTTTTTCCTTTCGTTGTCTCTTCACACAAAGATAAGTCCACCAGCGGTCAGGCAAGGTATCTATCCGGCAGGACGATTTACGCCGGTGGACTTATGTTTGTAAAAAAATGGCGGCCGGCTGGTGGACTGCACCGTGGTATGCACGGCCGCTAATGGTGCTGCATGGTTATTGTTATGGGGTCGTTTACTCTTCACACAGTTATTCAGATACGCAGCCGTTACTGCGGTTGTACTATTAAGACGCAGCGGTCTTCCCACTTGGCAATGTCTTCATCAAAGCGGTCCAGAGCACGTTCGTGATCGCGGATTGCTCTTTCGCGTTCTGTACGGAGTGATTGCAGTTTGTGAAGCGCCTGGGCTTTTTCGGTGATCCACGCGGTAACGTCGTCTACTGACATGTTGTTAGTGGTGATGATTGGTTCGGTTTGCATTTGGGTTACCTCATTTTTTTGCCTGAGGTAAATATAGCAATCAGTATTTAATATAGCAATTAGTATTTTTGGTGCTAAGTGGAAATCTGACGTAACTAAATGAATTAAAGTAATAAAAATATAAAGTCGTTTTATTTAATACTCTATGCTATCCCTCAAAAAGGAGAAATTTTCTTGCAATATAACGATAGATGTTTAAAGTATAACTATACTACTGTGTATTTGTACAGTTAATGTGACCCGGTGTTATATTCGAGAGGAATGGGACAATGGTGATGGTGTTAATGAGGTGTGGAATCGGCAAGTACGAGAGGTTTTTTGTTGATGACAAAAAAACCTCAGATTACCTTCTGAAGTCTCGGATAAGAAACACCACTACACCGAGCAATTCTGCAGTGGATAGGTCAATCAACGGAACGCGCGAATCGTCAACTGAAAGGAACCCCTGCTCACCGCCGTCAAGGAATTTATAAGCAGAAATGTTCCCACCCACTTTCGCAATAACTAAATCACCTGTTCCTGGAGATATTTCGTAATCGGTTATAGCAATACTTCCGGATGAGACATCAGAACACCCAGTATTGCGATTTATAATGTAAGCTCTATATGAAGATAGTGGCTTTCCAACAGGAGAGATCACGAAATCTTCAGTTCTCCCTTTCTCATTCCAGACGGGAATGTTCAACGATTTATCAATCTGGAATGGTGGCTCTTTATTTGGGCTATTCATCCCACCAACCCCGTTTGCAAGCCAATCTATATTGACTGCAAGGGCGTTCGCAATATCCACCAGCTTTACTGACCCTTTGGCTTTTCCGTTCACTAATCGCCAGATGGTGGGCTGAGCGACACCAGATGCCTCAGCTAAAGAAGCCTGAGTCATGTCACCTCGGATTTTCATAGCCTCTTTGAGGCGCTCTGCAAGTGTACTTTTCATGTACGCGAATTTATAGCCATGGGTATTTAATTGCAAACACTCATTGGTATTGAATAAATTAATACTCATTGCTATTATTCCATTGTGATTATACGAATGAGGTTAAACATGAAAAATAAAGCGATCCAAAAGGCAATCAGTATCGCTGGTGGACAACAGAAACTCGCCACGTTATGCGGTGTCAGTCAGCCTACAGTATGGCGCTGGCTTCATGGTGGCGGTATTGATGCCCGATTCGTGATGCTGATCGTCAAAGCCACCAACAATGAAGTCTCCCCTCTAGATATTCGCCCTGATTTAACCGACTTAATGGCGATCAATCGACCACAGACAGAGTAAGGATACATGGTGTCTATGGATGAAGTAACTACAACCCAACCTGAAAGCGAGTAGGCAATGAAGAATGAATCACTGAAAGAAGTCGTAAAAAAGATGTGCTGCGCCATGCCGGGTGGGCGGGAAGCGCTGGCCGGTGCGCTGGGGATGTCACTGACGACATTCAACAACAACCTGTATGAGAAGAACGGCTGCCGGTTTTTCGACAATGACGAACTGGAAGCGATGGAAGATCTGACCAAAACCCGTCACCTGGTCGAATACCACATGGACCGCCACGGCATGACACCAATGCCAGATGTGTCACCAGAAGATATCGACAAAGTTGAATTATTTGATATCCGGATGACTCTTTCAGCCTTACGGGCAGATCTGGAATTACATATCGATAAAAGTCTGAAGGACGGAAAGTTAACCCGGGAGGAAGTCAGGGGTATGTATAAAAAATCAGGAAAGGTATTTGCTTACTTTTTGGGGTTTGTCGGGAGTCTTGACGCTGTATTCGGGGTTCCGGATGAAAAGTGAGACCACCGGTATACGGCCGGTGGCCTCGGTCGCGTCATATCAATTTGTGTGAAGAGATAAACGCATGAGCAGATTAACTCATTTGGCAGGCTTTGCGCAACTCCGCGTTGCTCCTGTGAAGGGTGGTAAAGACCCTGCCGCATTTGTTTATACGGTAAGAGTACCGGAAGGTTTCTCAGAAACAAACTACCAGTTTGTGAAGTGGGCGGTAGGTGATTTTAACCGCCTGGGTAAGACAGCAGGAGCCGCGGCATGAAAGAAACAGCTGACAATCTTGATCGGTATTACACCGACCGCCGGGGACGGAAAGTTCACGTAGTCCGGTTTGACCGGCAGAACAGCCGGGTGATTTTCATGCGTGACGGCTATGCGCACCCGTGTTTCGAACCACTGAAAACCTTTCAGGAGCGGTATACACGCGTGGATGAGGTGAAACCATGAGTATGATTTTAACCGCACGGGCTTTGCAGATAAAAACCGGCAACGCGCTGCGCAAACTGGTGCTGGTAAAGCTGGCGGATAACGCCAACGACCAGGGTGAGTCGTGGCCGTCTGTACCGTACATCGCTGAGCAGTGCGAAATGTCAGAGCGATCAGTGCAAAACCATATTAACGCCCTGGTGGAAATGGGTCTGGTCCGTATCGAATCCCGAAAATCGGCCAACGGTCTGAACCAGTCAAATATCTATCATCTGCGCCTGAATGATGCCGCTTTGAGTGGTGCATCTCCTGCACCATATGGTGCAAATCCTGCGGGGGTGAGTGGTGCAAATGGTTCCGGGACTGGTGCAGCAGATTCACCAGGTGGTGCAACTGGTTCCGATAGTGGTGCAGGAGCTGCACCCAGAATCAGTCATGATCCAGTCATAGATCCAGATAATAAAAATATTATCTCCCGCGATGAAAAAGCTAACGTCAAAACCGCAATGCCGGAAAGCTTTGAACCGGGTAGTGATCATGCGGCAAAAGCCGAGGCATCCGGACTGGATGTTCAGGACGAGTTTCAGAAGTTCAGCGACTACCACGCCAGCAAGGGTACGAAATATACCGACTGGCACCGCGCATTCAGCTACTGGCTTGGACAGGCCGCCAACTTCAAACGCAGAACTGCAGGAAACAGCACTAACTCAGTAGAGCGTGACGAGGCATTCACCCGTCTGATCGGCTCCCGTTCAAAACCACGTAACCGCACCGAGGAAATCGCGCTGGAAATGGCCGGGAAAACCGGCATCCGGACGCAGACCGAGTTTATGGGCCGCAAGACGTGGATTGATATCTGGAAACAGGCCACAGAGCAGGCCGCAAAAGAACGGGAGGCAGCGTGATGCTTACTTACGGATCTGTATGCTCCGGCATCGAGGCCGCTTCGGTCGCTTGGGAGCCTATCGGAATGAAGCCTCTCTGGTTCAGTGAAATTGAACCGTTCCCGTGTGCTGTACTGGGTGCGCACTGGCCGCATGTGGATAACCTTGGCGATATGACAAAACTTGCTGCGGCAGTTCGCGCCGGTGATGTGCCAGCGCCGGATCTGCTGGCGGGCGGCACACCGTGCCAGGCATACAGCGTTGCCGGATTACGCGGCGGCCTGAGTGACGAGCGGGGTAAATTAACACTTTCATATGTTGAGTTGGCTGATGCGATTGATGATAAAAGAGAAAAAAACAATCAACGGCCGGCGATCATCGTATGGGAAAACGTGAGAGGGGTTCTCAGTAGTGAAGATAACGCATTCGGATGTTTTATTGCCGGTCTGGCTGGAGAAGATGAACCGCTTGAGCCTGGTGCGCGACCTGAACCCGGAAAATCAAACCAATTCTGGACGTGGAATAAAAAAACCAGTCAGCACGTTGCGAGTTGGCCGGTCGCTGGTTGTGTTATTGGACCCAAAAGAACTGTCTCATGGCGGGTGCTCAATGCTAAACATCTCGGAGTCGCCCAGGGTCGCCCACGGGTATTCGTTATCGCGAGTGCTGCAGAAGGATTCAGTCCAACTGAAGTATTACTTGAGTACCAGAGCATGCCTGGGGATTCTTCTGAGAGCCACGAGGCGGGGGAAAGTCATACCGGAAAAGTTGGAATCTGCCCTGAAAAAACAGGCATCACAATCTACAGAATAAGGTCATTTGGTGAATACGTTGAATCCGATCACGCGTCGACATTAAAAGCCCGTGACCACAAAGACAGTACCGATCTTATTGTTACAGAAGATGGCGTCCGCCGCCTAACCCCCGTCGAATGTGAGCGCTTACAGGGATTCCCGGACAACCACACACAAATCAGCTGGCGCGGTAAAGATGCGACTGACTGCCCGGACGGTCCGCGTTACCGCGCTATCGGTAACAGCATGGCGGTACCGGTTATGCGCTGGATTGGTGAGCGTATTCTTGCTGCTCTACCTCAGGAGGAAACTCCGGATCTGCGCTCAGATTACGCTATCGCACTGGAAGAATTGCGTAATAAACCTGCTCACATGCTGAAAGAGGTCGGTGACCAATGGCGGACACCTGATGCTCTGTATTGGGGTATCAACGCGAAGTTCGGTCCGTTCACCCTCGACCTGTTCACCGACGGCCAGAACAGCAAATGCCCGAATTATTACACCGCCGAAGATAACGCGCTCACACAGGACTGGTCAGAAAAGCTGAAAGAGCTGGGCGGGGCAGCATACGGCAACCCGCCATATTCCCGCAGTAGTTATCACGATAAACAGGCCGTAACTGGTGTTCGTAACATCATGGAACACGCTCAGGCTATGCGTGAGAAAGGCGGCCGTTATGTTTTCCTGCTGAAAGCAGCAACGAGCGAAGTGTGGTGGCCGGAATGGGCTGATCATGTTGCATTTATCCGTGGTCGTATCGGGTTCGATTTACCGGATTGGTTTGTGCCGGCGGATGAAAAACAGAAACCGTCAGGTGCTTTCTTTGCCGGTGCGGTTGTCATCCTAGATAAGGACTGGCAGGGAGATAAAATCAGTTATATCAGCCGCGACGAGTTGATCGCCATCGGTGAACTGTTTATGCAGCAGGCTCACTGGCTGGTGGAGAAAACAGGGGAGGCTGCGTGATGATTCTTTATCTCAGAATTGCAACTGATATCCCGGCGGGGACTGCAATCACGACCCGCTACATCATGGACAAATACAAAGTGTCACGCAGTACAAGCCGGAACGCATTAGCTGTACTGGCTCATATAGGTGCTGCTGAGGAAATAAGCCGTATCCACACAGAGGGTACTGCTTACTCACTGTCGCCTGACGCGGCAGATAAGGCGAAAAAATACAGAAATCTGGTGATCATCATGCGGAAAAACCCGATTCATGTCAGGCGCAGCAACGGACCGATCCTGTCCAGTCCGGCTGATATGGCAGAGCGCGGGTTTGTGTCTGCGCATAACCGGTTATTTTCGGCACTGGCGGCAAAGCGCCGGGAGATGAAACAGAGCAGCGGGGTGGCGGCGTGAAGACCAAACAAACCTCAATGGAATTGATTCATTACGAAAAAAGCGAAGATAAAAAGTCAAAAAAGTACATGGTGAGCCATAACAACGGAAAAACAAAGCTGGAGCAGAAGCTGAGTGTTACCTGTGATTTGCTTTTTAGCCGCGGCTTCAAAGTTGAGATAGCTATGGATGATTTTCCGCGTTTCGATAATGAAACCGATGCTGTATTGAAGTATGCCGACTGGCTTGAGCGACTTGGAATAGCACTGCGACGGGAAGCGAAAAAGGCAATTAAGCGGGGTATTTCATGAACCATTTAACCCTCACTCTCCCGTTCCCGCCGAGCATGAACACTTACTGGCGTTCCCCCTCGCGGGGAGCCTTAAAAGGCCGTGTGCTGATCAGCGAAAACGGGCGCCGGTTCCGTCTGAATGTTATTGCTGACATCCTGGAGCATTTTAACGGCCGGACACCGAAACCGGTCACCGGTGATATCAGTCTGAGGCTGGTACTGTTCCCGCCGTCGAATCACCGCCGGGATCTGGATAACTTTATCAAAGCAATACAGGACGCACTGACACATGCCGGTATCTGGAATGACGACAGCCAGGTAAAGCATCTTGATGTTGAATGGGGTGAAAAAGTCACTGGTGGTAAATCCGTGGTGACGATCAGCCCCTATGTAAAACGCGCAGTATACGGCTGCGCTTAATGAGTGGAGAGATAACGATGAGCAATCTGATTATTGTCGATGGTATTAATGTGCGCCGGGATATGGCCGGTCGATATTGTCTGAATGATTTACACCGTGCAGCTGGTGGAGAAGAGCGACATTCACCAAACCGGTTTACCCGCCTTTCTTTCGCATCAGACCTGGTATCAGAGCTAACGCCAGATATGGCGTTTGCTCCTGTTGATGTGCAAAAAGGCGGTACCGCTCCGGGGACCTATGTGTGCAAAGAGCTGGTTTATGCTTATGCCATGTGGATCAGCCCTGCATTCCACGTAAAAGTGATCCGTACGTTTGATGTGGTAGCCGGAACTCAGCAGGCGACACTGCTGGCCGATAAGGTACAGTCCGGTGTTATCCTGCTGGAATCAATGACGAAAATCCTTAATCTGTCGAATTCCTCAAAGCTTGGCGGATATCAGAAGCTGCAAAAGATGGCTGGTCTTCCGGATCTGGCTCCGTCCTATGCGATTGATGCACCGGCGGGCGCGGTGGATGGTTCCAGCAGACCGACAACCTCCCTGACAACACTACTGAGAAATCACAATGCAGCGTTGTCTGCTACCCGGGCATATAAGCGCCTGGCTGAGCTGGGGATTGTGGAACAGAAAGCCCGACCAGGATCACGCGGTACACAGCGCCTGTTCTGGTCGATAACGGCGAGGGGACTGGCATACGGTAAAAATATGACATCCCCGGCAAACCCACGGGAAACGCAGCCGCACTTCTTTGAAAGCAAATCAGCTGAGCTGCTGGCACTGATGATGACTCCGGCGGTGGCCTGATGAATTACCTGTTAACCGGTTTTGTTCAGAAAGATGCCCGGATCCTGATGTTTAATCCGGGCACGGAGATCGGCAATTTCCGGAATGGTGCCCGCTATGTGGTGAGCGCGGCTCCGCAGTCCATGAATGGCATTCCGTCCGGCCTGGTACCGGCAGATGCACAGCCGCTGCTGACAGATGAGCGGGTGCTGCGTTTC